GGGTAATTATTATGGCGAATTCAAGCTGGATTTTCTAAATGTTAATTTTCCTATGAAGATTAGTATTCCTAACAGTAGTCCTATCAATATAACTGTTTTAGATTCCTTAACAAAAACATCACTTTATTAAGTATATCAATTTAAATCTAATTAAAAAAACGTAAACTCTTGCAGCTTACGTTTTTTTTTTGTTTCTTTGTACATTAATTTCCATATATAAAAATGAGCGATTTTAAACTAATAGTATTTTGTGAACGTATTCCACGTCGAGCGTGGTACTACACAAAATTCATATATAACGAAGAACTAAAAGATAAAATCAAATCATTAGATCAAACTAATCGAAAATGGAATGCATCGAAAGTATGCTGGGAAGTAAGCGTTTCTGGCTTAATAGAACTCATAAAAAGTTTTAAAGGCTCCGAGTATATACATTTTGATTTTGGCACTATAGATAGTCGCAAACTTTTCGTCGATTTATTTAAAAAACATGAAAAGGCCGAAAATGATAAAGTAAATTTACTTAAAGAGCTTAATGAAAAGAAGCTAAAATGGGATAAATATAAGCTTGAACTCGAAACAACATATGTAAACTATTCACAACGCCTTCATGCACTAATAAAGATTCCTATAACGCTATATCCTCACCAGATAATTGCGGCAATGTTTATGAATGAAACCAGAAGTGCTTTAATTTCACACGAAATGGGACTTGGTAAATGTCAGCCATTGACTTCAAAAATACTTACCCCAAATGGATGGACAAATATGGGTAGCATAAAAATTAATGATTTTGTAATTGGTAGCGATGGCCAGCCTAAAAGAGTTCTGAAAACATTTCCACAAGGACAAAAAGATATTTATGAGGTTCGTTTTAATGACGGAACATCAGCAGAATGCTGCGATGAACATTTATGGAATGTAAATACACAGATTAGAAATTGGCGAAAAAACACATATGTTACCAAATCATTGCGTGAAATAATGAACGAGGGACTAACATATCAAAATGGCAATAATAAGCACTATATACCAATAGTGAAGCCTATAGAATTTTCCGAAAAAGACCTTAGTATTGATCCTTACGTGCTTGGATGTTTATTGGGTGATGGTAGTCTTACAACAAAATACGGTATAGGATTTTCTTCTCTTGACAAGGAAATTCTCGATATAATATCAACAAGACTTCCTGTTGAACACAATATGATTATTAGTGGTATATCTTTAAAAGATTATTATTTAACAGCTGATGGAAAAAATAATTATATTAATCAAGCGTTACGTAGGTATGACTTGAAAGAATGCAATTCTTACACAAAATTTATACCAGATGATTATAAATTTTCATCAATAAGCCAGAGATTAGAAATATTACAGGGTATTTTGGATACTGATGGTCACTCACGTCCTGATGGTATAATTGAATTAACGCTTGCTTCTAAACAATTAATTGATGATACACAGTTTATCATACAATCTTTGGGGGGTATCGCAAGATTGCATGATAAATATGTTATGTATAATGGTGAAAAAAGAAAATATTATAGATTACATATAAAACTTCCTTCTGATTTTATACCATTTAAATTAGAAAGAAAAATACTCACATTCGTAACACCTTCAAAATATCCGCCAAATAAGGCGATTACTAATATTTTCTATGTTGGTAAAAAGGAATCCCAATGTATATTAATAGATTCAGAGGATCATTTATATTTGACTGATAATTGTATTTTAACTCATAACACTCTTTCGTCAATTCTATATGTAGAATTGAATAATTTTAAAAAGGTGGTTGTTGTGACGCCGAATTCATTAAAATTTAACTATTATAATGAGGTTACAACATTTACCAACAGTAAAGCTTATATTGTTAATTGGAAAAAGAATAATTGCACCATAGCTGAGGCTAAATATATTATAGTTAATTATGACTATTTTAATCCTAGTGATAAGGCTAAAATGTCTAAAAAATGGGATAAGCTTAAAATTGGAAATATAAATTCCGTTATATGCGACGAATGTTTTATATATGATACGATTGTTGCTACATCTAAAGGTTCGATGAAAATTGGAGATATAGTTGAAAATAAATTAAATGTCAAAATTTTATCCTATAATCATAAGCTAAAAAAACTTGAATATAATTCAATTGAAAGGTATTTATATAATGGAAAGAAAAGGGTAATTAAAATTAAATTAAATAATGGTAAAATTATTGAGTGTACCCCGAATCATAAAATTTATGCGAATGGCGAATACATTCAAGCAAAAAATTTAAAACATGGAGACAAATTGTTTATGCTGTCAGAAGTTGTTTGTGAAGAAAAGAAAAGAACAAAGATTTTGTTCGAAACATTGTTCGCAACAATATTTAAATATATCGGGAGAAAGAAAAAAATCTGTGGAAAAAGCGCTAGAAAAACGTTTAATGAACGGGGGTATTACGAATCTTGTGGAAAGAACCTGCTCAATATGTGGAGGTCTATTTATGACAAGGGACTCATCAGCAAAAAGGTTTTGTTCAACAAGCTGTTCGGCAAAATGGCGTATGGCACAATCAGAGATACGAGAAAAAGTATATACGAAAGAATCTGGGGAAAAAATAGGAAAAGCTATATCAAAAAGTTACAGGGAGAATCCAGAACTTATAACGCGATTGTCAAATCGGATGAAATTAAACAATCCAATGTATATACGGGAGAATTTGAACAAAATGATCGAGAAATCAAAAGGACGAACATTTTTATCCAGAGGTGGAAACGGAAAATTAACAAAGCAACAAGAATCGTTATTTCGAAATGTTTCGGGCTTAACATACATGGAAATGGAATACACAATACCAATATTAATGCCTTTAAGAAATATGGGTCTAATAGTGAAATCTCCGCCGACACATTACAATGTGGACATTGGAATACCATCTTTAAAATTAGCCATAGAAATCGATGGAGCTTCGCACAAAAGAAAACTATGGAAATTTTTAGACATGAGAAAAACAGAAATATTGAGTATGCTTGGGTGGACAGTGTTGAGATTCTTGAATTTGGAAGTGGACAACAATATGGAGAATGTAATTTTAATAATAAAGAAACATATAATTTAGAAATTGCTAATAATCATAATTATTTTGCTAGTGAAATATTGGTAAGTAATTGTCAAAAGTTAAAAAACACTGATTCAAATACATATAAGAATTATAAGAAATTATTTAACGAAGATATTTTTATTGATCATAAGCCTAGTAAGATTTATTTGTCTGGAACACCAGCTCCTAATAGGGCATTTGAATTATATTCAGTTCTTAATCAGATATCACCATTAGACTTTGCGACAAAGAAATATTTTTACGAGTATTATTGTGGCATGGTTTACGAACTCGACGGATTTGGTTGGAAGGTTGACGAAGACGGCGAGAAAAGACTTGAAGAACTTTATTTTAAAATATCTCCATACACACATCGAAAAAGAAAGGCGGAGGTTTTAACCGATCTCCCAGATAAGACATATCAAAAGATTATCTTCGAACTAAGCGATGCTGATCAGAAGAATTATGACGATGTTGAGAAAAATGTTGCCAACGATTTATTCACTGGATTAGCTCAAAATGCATTAACAACAATGCTTAGGCTGAGACAATTAACAGCTAAATTCAAGATCGAATCGGTGGTCGAAATCATTGAGAACATACTTGAAACAGGTGAAAAGGTAATTATTGTTGATAATTTTAAAGAAAGTTTGTATGAGTTTAAGAAAATTTTTGGTAATATTGCAGCCCTTCATACAGGTGATCAATCGGTAGAAGAAAGGGCAGATTTAGTAAAGGCTTTTCAAGACCCTAATAGCGAAATCAAGATATTTTTGGCATCAATACAAACTGCAAACTACGGACTTACGTTAACTGCGGCAAGTAAAATGATTATTATGACGTTACCATATTCTGTTGGTGAATATGATCAGGTTGCCGACAGATGTCACAGAATCGGACAGAAAGATGCCGTAAACATCTACCCAACGATTGTTAAAGACAGTATTGATGAATATGTTTATGACGCCATTGAGGGTAAACGTAGAGAAATCACAAAGGTGATGGACAATGAGGATTATGTATCAACAACGTCGGAAGCGGTCATATCGGACGTTATCAATAGGATTAAAAACAAATATAAATAATAACCAATGAGTAAGAATGTCGCTGTTTTGTTTTCAGGTTGACTAGATTCCACTTATCTCTTATGGAAAAACCTGATGGATGGTAATACCGTCACACCTATTTATGTGACTATTGAAAATAATAGGAATAAAGTCCAACTTGAAAAAAATCGTATTGAGCTGTTGTATAAACTGTTCTCAGAAGAATTCAATAAAGATTATCCTTCAAAGATTAATCATATTGAATACATTATGTCTGTAGATGTTTGTGCCAATGAAGGAAGCCTGTACTTTAAGCAAGTACCTGTATGGATATTGGCAATGCTATTTTGTCAAGGACTTCGCAATGTTGAAGAAATTCAAGTTGGCTATGTTGCAAATGACGACGCAATTCCTTATTTGAAAGACATAAAGAACATATACAAAGCATATAAGCCGATATGTGAAGCTCTTAAGCCATTAAAATTTCCGATCACGAAAATGAAAAAATATATGATGGCTGATAAATTACCTATGAAGTATCGTAATTTAATCGTATCTTGCGAAAATCCTAAATTGGACGATTGCCAACATGACGGAATACTAGGATATACGCCTTGTTGCGAGTGTCCCCCATGTAAGACAGTCATATCAACAGAATATTTTGGAATGGATTTGCCGAAGGTATACGAGGATAAGATGGCTCAGGATCAAATCGAAGCAATGTTCCGTAAAGGCTATTCAATGACTGACCGTGACGGAAATGAGATTGTTAATAAAAATAAGTATGAGTATCGTAAATATAGTAATAATTATGACGGCACTCAGCTGGAAATTCCGTTTGAGTTTAATATACCTGAAAAAGGCAAAGGTAAGTGGGTAAATGTTGAGCCGTTTAGCGTGATGATAACAAAGTCTCATTCATCTGTTGTGAGTGACGAAGGCGACGACGAATTTGATTGTAAATGTGCTTCGAATTAATTAGTAACAAATAAATTATATAATATATATGGATAAAGCGGCTGTCTTAAATGAAATAAAAGGCTTTCTTGAAGGCTATAATCAAGACATAAAATATTTGGTCAATGTCGAGACCAATCCTAATTTTAACTATGCTGAGTGCGTAATACACGAACCAGATACTGTTCCAAAGGTAGTTAAAATTCATTATGAACCATTCATGTTCTGTAAAGATTTGAAACAAAACGGTATACATCTTTTTGATCAGATACCTGATTTGCTCGAAAATAAAATGGCACAGTATGGCATAACTATAAAGAAGCTTGAAACTGGTAATCAGAAAAGGCTTATCGACGGTTATTGCTATAAGATTTCTAGTTCTAAATCATATAATCATATTGTTAATTTTTTAAAGGAAGGCAACATTAATCCTTACGAGAAACTAAAGGATGCTCATGGTAAGGTTGTAAAGGATGAAAAGGGTGACCCGACATTCCTATATCGCGACCTTTTTTATTCGCCTAGGACGACTGAGCAATTTTTTATGTCAACCAAATCAAGACTTTTTAAAGGATTTGAAGAGTATAAAAATGTTCATAAGGTAGTATTTGATATTGAGACGACTGGTTTGAAATATCAGTTGAAAAGGGTTTTTGCAATCGGCGTCAGAGATAATAGAGGTTTTGAGATTATTCTTGAGGTGAAGTTGGAAGATGATGACGAATCAGAGAGAAGAGTTATACAGGACTTTTTTAATTTATTAGTACATTTAAATCCAGCCATTATTTGTGGATATAATTCAGAACAATTTGACTTTGATTTTATTATAGGTAGAGCAGAATTGCTGAATATGGATCTATCAGCAATTCCAACATCTGTAGATAAGAGAAATGTTCCGATTAGGAGAAGACCAAATGTTTCTGTTAAATACGGTAACACGTCTGACAGATTTACCGCTACTGAAATGTGGGGATTTTCAATAATAGATATCATGCATGCAGCAAAAAGAACTGCGGCGGTGAATACCGAGATTAAGAATACCAAATTAAAATATATTTCAAAGCATGAAGGTATTGCTAAGGCAAATAGAACTTATGTTGAAGGCGAAGGTAATAATATCTCGAATTTTTACTTTCAGAACAAAATATTTATCATTGGTGAAACAAATGAATACGAGGTGGTTCCAGATGAATTTCAAGACGTTGCTAAGAATTTATATAAATTACAAGCATTTAAGAATCAGTTTTCGGAAACACAATATAACGAAACAAAGAAAAAATTATTTGTTGAGAATAAAACCTTTGTTGAATGGTTTAGAGCTACGGCCATTCCTAAAAAAATGCTTAAGCTTATAAATGGAAAGAATTTAATTAAGCAATATTTGCTAGATGACTTATGGGAAACTGAACAGGTTGATGAATTATATAATCAGTCGTCATTCATGCTTGCCAAGATCGTGCCAACCACGTATCAACGTGTTTGTACTATGGGCACGGCATCTATTTGGAATTTATTGCTAACGGCATGGAGTAATGATAATGGTGTAGCTATTCCATATTCTGAAAAGAAAGACGGCTTCTCTGGCGGCTTATCAAGATGTTTTAAAACAGGCTTTACAAAAAGATGGGTTAAGATTGACTACGCTTCATTATACCCTATGATTCAGTTGACTGACGACATTTTTCCAATCTTCGATATTACTGGTGTTATTAAGAAAATGTTATTCTATATGACAACAACCAGAAACATTTATAAAAAATTGGCAAATAGTGATGAAATTAATCAAGAAGAAATTACGTTGTTGAGTGAGCTTGACCATGATACATATAAAAAGTTTGTCGATGGCACGCTCACTGAACATGATAGGGCCATGTTTAAGATAAAACAGTTGCCTATCAAGATTCTTAATAATTCATTATTTGGTGCACTGGGTTCGGGAGTATCGTTTAATTGGTCGGACAATGTTTGCGCTGCTAGGATCACTTGTACTGGACGCTTGCATCTAAGACATGCTATGGCATGGTTTAGCGAATATAAGTGCATACCGCTGCTCGCAATCACTGATGGTATCAATTTTCAGATTCCTGACACAAGCAATATTATTATTGGCGATAATCTGGAAGTAGCTGATCATATTTCAGATGTTGAATTACCTATTGAGGAAGCTTGGAAATTTAAAGGTAAAACGGGAATAACCGCTTTAATCGATAAATATAATGATCAAGAACAACTTGCTGCCAAAGCCAGAGACAAAGTGAGTCATATTAGCGTTGATAATGACGGCGAATATGTGTCATGTCTCAACTTATCGAGAAACAATTATGCTATCATGTCTGAATCAAAGGATAAAAAAACTGGTAAGATCAAGGAAAAGATTAAGATGGTTGGGGTTACTATTAAATCAAAGGTAATGCCTGAATACATTGAGGACTTCATCGACAAGGGAATGGATATGGTATTACATGGTAAAGGCCCCGAATTTGTTAATTATTATTATGAATACGTCGATATGATTTATTATCAACGTATACCATTGAAGAAGATTGCCAGTAAAAACAAGGTAAAAGTTAAGCTGGAACAGTACGTGAATCGTGGATGTAATAAAAACGGCGGTAAAAAGGGTATGCAAGCTCATATGGAACTTTTAATTGAGGAACGTGAAAAGATTGCGTTCGATTTATTCGAACAACATAAAGCTGAGTTATTGGGAGATACTTCGGACGAGGGCCTTACAATTAACGACAAGATGAAACTTGTCTCAAATTATATGCCACCTGAACCTGAGATTGATAGCGTTGTTTATCAGATTAATACTGGTAAGAAAGCGGCTGATAGTAGTTCAGGTAGAGATAAGGAAACAAATAAATTATTTTCTAGGCTAATCAATGCCAAGGATTTAGCTTTAAACCCAGACATGACAGGGCCATACAATGTTCAGAAGTACCTTGCTGCTTTTAATAAGAGAGCTGAAATATTGTTTGCTGGATTCAATCCCGAAATAGTTGGTCAAATCTTGTCAAAAATAGTTAACAAGAAAACTAAAAACAGTTTTGGCGAAAGCGTTGTTGTAACGGAATTGAGTAGAAATGTGTTTACCGATGAACAGCTAGCTTTAGGTAACTACGACCTAGATAATGTTCAAGAGGCATTGCAGCTTGAAGATCGTGAAGCAATATTCTGGAATAAAACTGGATACGATCCTAGACTAATATGGGATGGTTTCATAATGACGCCTGAAAATCAGGTTTATTTCGAAGTCTATGAAAGTGCATTGAAATATCTTAATGAGAAAATGATTGCATCGAACATGCCATTGATTAAGTCAATCAATGATAAACATGAAAAGGGGGACATAATTCTGATAAAGAACAGCCTGAAATATTTGGTCGGTCACTTCAATGGCACATACATAAAAATCATTAAAGAGGTTAAAGATATTCCAAAAACGGAAATCGAATTGTTGATAGAAGAAAAACGAAAAGCAATTGAAAACAAAATCGAGAATCTTAAAATTGCTTCGAAGGAAAAATCTGATAAAGAGGTTTTTCTGGAAAATAAGCTGAATAAACGAACCAGATATTTTAAAAAGTTTAAAAAACAGTTTGGCGATGCTTTTTCTAAGGACACTCAATTAAGTGACTTATCTGAGGAATATTTGGAAATTTTGGACACATATATCATTGGTCTTGAAACACCCGATCAATCAGATGATTCAGATGCTATTGATGTTGACTCAATTTAATGAATTATTATTTTGATTCGAGTATTTATATAAAATTACTCGAATTATCATGAAAGCTACTCTTATAAATGAAGTTATAGATGCTGACGGTGGTCTTATTGGCAGCGACAATGTACCAACGACTGGCCCTAATATGAGCACAGTTTCTAAAAAAATTACTGATTATAATATGGCTGTGGGTCATCAGCCTTTCGGTGATAGCATGATGGGATATTTTGGTTCCGTCATGCTACCATTTTTTGAGGGCGAAGACTCTGACGAGAAAAACAAAGACTTAACAGATACCCTAGAAATTCTTCGTAAATTTTATGAGGAGCTTATGAAATATTATTATAAGAACCCAAATAATTTAAAAAATGATTTTAGAATTTATACTGATAAGAAAACTATATCCAAGGACGTTGTTAAATATTTTGAAGTATATGCTAAAGAGATTATAAAAAAATTCGAAAAAAAACCCGTAAGCGTTGATGAATCTGTCGTAGATGAAGATACTATTGTAGATAAGAAAATCGATAATTTTCTCACAACAAAGTCAAATGATAAGGATCTTACTGATAAAAGCGTTACAAAAATTGCAGGCTTAATTAATAAACTAGATAATGGATCGAAAAATAAATTAAAGAATTTAATAGAGGTTAGTAAATAATGAATAGCGAATTATATGGTAAAAATTTTGCAGTGCCGAAGAACATTTTAAATGTTATAAGTGCGGCTATTACAAGATATCCCGATAGTGAGGGCATTCGTAGAGCTAAGTTTATTCTAAAGAACGGATCATTAACATATCAGGCATTGAAAAGACTTAAGCATGATATGTCGGGTATGGGGGCTAACGACGTTCAATATTTATTAGCAGGTGGTGAGGATATGAAGAATTTCGTAGACAATGCTTTGAATTCAGCTAGAAAAATTGAAATAGGTGCTTTAAATGAGAGTGACGATTTTCAGAGACAGGAGAATGCTTTAGCTGTTATAGTTAATGAAGATAACGCATTTTTATTGTTGAAACGTGGCGATAACTGCTGGGCAGCTAATAAATATGGCTTAGCAGGCGGAAAAATTGAAGACGATGAAACACCTGAGCAAGCTTGTAAGAGAGAAACATTTGAAGAAACGGGCGTGACTCTCGATAATTTTATAAAAAGATTAACAATTGAACGAATATATGATAACACAGTTAATTGCGAACATATATTCGCAAGTAGGTATACTGGAGATATTGATAAAATAAAACTGAATGGGGAGCATTCAGCATATGGATGGTATACTATCGACAGCATGAAACATTTGGATATGGTTCCAAATTTGATTGAATACATAACAATATGCTTTAAAAATTACAATTAAATAATAAAACATTATGAGCAGACTAGAAGACATGAGTGCTATGTTTAGAAATGATAATCTAACAAAAAGTACTTACAAAAAAAATGACGAGTACAGTATATCAAATAAAAACGCTTTATCTGACGGCGACGATAAGGGTAAAGGTGAATTAAATGGGTCTGTTGGGAGTAAAACCGATATTGAGACCCAAAAAAAATTACTTGCAAAAAGTAAGTTTAAGGCAGGTGCCAACGAATATAATCAATCGAACGCATAATTATGTTTCTTAATGAATTAAAAATATTTTTTGAAAACATTCATACCTTTCGTGGTATCTTGAATGAATCCGTTAGTGCAAATATATTTGTCGATGCTATCGAGAATAATAAATACTTGTATATTTATTATGCATCGCCTGATACAACATTAAAAGGATATAGAATTATTAAGCCCTTTGTTATAGGAAAGACAAAAGATGGTAACACAGTTGTTAGAGCATGGCAAGAAAGTGGCTCCAGTGATTCTTTTAGTGGACTAAAAAATAGACGTAGAAATAATCATGAATATCAAAATCATACAGACCCGAAAACAAAAAGGACAACTGAAAAGCCTGCATGGAGACTATTTAGACTTGATTATATAACGTCAGCTTTACCCACAGGCAAACATTTTAGTGTTGCTCCAGAAGATATTCCTGATGAATATAATGCTGCTGATAAACAAATGACAGGTGGTATTATAGCATCTGTTAGAGTTGGCGGCGTAACAAATAATCCAGAAACACAGACGCCAAACGGAAGTAACATCGATAAGATTGAGCCTGTCGTAACAACGCCTGAAACGCAAACGGCTTTGGCACAGGAGCCTTTGGAAATTCATAAACCAACATCAAATCCAAATGATATAAAAGATTTTTATAATGCCGTAACCAAAGTAAAACATAAGCCTGCGAGAAATTTTATAGTGGTAAATGATAAAAATGGTGTATCTTTGCGAAATGCTAACGATACGAGAGTTCCGAAAGAATCTATAATTGGAAATCTAGCCGATCTTTATGCTGAATTAAACGCCCCGAAGGTAATTAATGATAAAAGCTTTCGTGACAACATACATAAAAAAGCTGTGAATTATTTCGATAGTTTGAAAAAATAACAGCAAAAAATTAATAGAATAGTTTATGGCAAAGAACAGTAATATCGATTTAAATGGTTTACGCAAAGCAATCGATGAAAGCCAAGCCGCTAGAAATGCGTCTTTAGGCATAACAGAAGCAACGGGGACACCTAAAGACTTCTTTTTAAATAGTTTATTAAAATCGCGTGAGTCGGGACAGCCATCACACGCTACAAAGGTAATTGAGCTTTTAGCTGAAAAGAAAGACCCTATTGAATTAAAAAATGATTACAGAAAGATTGTTAATGAGTCGCCTGAAAATGTAATTGCTGCACCAGTTAGATCAGCAACAAGGCAGCCTGTGAATATCGATAATAAAGAAAGGGATGAAAAATTATTTGAAAATTTTGGAAAAAAATCAAATAAAACTATGGCTGAAAGTATTGCCGAATATGCTTCGCCAGAAATTAGAGAGAAAATTGTGAATAGTCCGAATGTTGGAACAACAAGCGCGAATATTGAAAAACTAGTTGCAGCATATCTTGCAGAAAATTTAGAAGTTTTAATGGAAGACGCTATAAACACAACCATGCTTGAAATGTATAGTACTGAGAGAATAAAAAAGGGTATTAAGGATAATCGTGAATTTATTCGTTCAATTGTAATTGAGGTTATAAGAGAATTTCAAGTTAAGCAAAAGGATAAAGTAGAAGGAAAAAAATAAATTAATTTCATGAAAAGAAAACTATCTTGGATGAAGGGTGCCTCGACAGTTGAGGTAAAAGACAAATGTAAATTAGGTAAGCTTAATGGTAAATCAGCCGCTTGTAATCAGGGTGATATCAGTAATCTTACTATAAAATCTATTGTTAATGAAGAGATAGATGCTAGCGAAGCTTACACGGCTGTAGGTGCTTTGAATACTGTATTAAAAGGAAAACGAGACGTTGGAATGATCTGGAATATTAATAGCGAGATCATTAATAAATTAAGCAGTAAAAATATAAACATATTACCTTATCAGCAAAAACATGGTAGCACAGGTTATATTATTTACACAAATAAGGAAAAGGCACTAAAACTTCGTGATATTATAAATAGTCAAGGCGGACTTCTAACAGATAAGTCTCCAGAGGAAGCCAGAGAAATTGGTAAACTGCTAGGATATTCAGATAAATCTATAGACGTATACATAAAAAGACGTTATAATAATGTTCCGCTTGACACTAAGACAGCCGATGACTTTAATCAATTAGACGAAGCTGAAATAGTAAAGAATATTGAGGAGGCTAAAAATATGATAATAAAATAAATAATAACGATTCTTTTAGTAGTCATATTAGTATTTATATGAAAGAAAAATTATATGGGACGTCCACGAATTTATGAATTAAATGAACATTATTTCGAGTGTATTGATACAGATAATAAAGCATATATTTTAGGCTTTATTTATGCTGACGGCAGTATTTTTAAAAATTATTTAAGTATATGGATATCAGATAAAGATGTTGAAATATTGAGTTTTATTAAAGCTGAATTAGAGTATAATGGAGTTTTATATTATAAATCGGTTGGGGATAAAACATACATAGGTTTAACTATATCGTCCCAAAAAATTGTTGATGACTTGTCAATTTTGGGTATTATAAAGAATAAAACATATTTATCGAGTGAACTTCCTAAATATGAAAAGAAATATGAGTCTAGCTTTCTTAGAGGCTTGTTTGATGGCGATGGCTCAATATATTCAAATTTAAAAAATGATAAGTATGAATATACTGTTAATTTTTCTAGTAATATTTATATATTAACGGAATTAAAAAAAATATTGGGTAATTCTGATATTACTACATGTAATATCAGATATCGCCATAATAATGAGTTTTCATGCATGATGGATATAAAGGGAAATGTTAATATTGAGAAATTATATAACTTATTTTACGAAAATAGTTCTTTTTGTCTAAAACGCAAAAAAGATAGATTCAACGGATTTATCGATATGATCGGAGAACTATCTAGGAGATATGTTAGTGCTCGTATCATTTCTGAAATAGAAGTGCTATATTTGTCGGGCGTGAGGCAATTTGAAATTGCCAATATGAAAAATTTACCAAAAAGTTCTGTAAGAACTATTATACAAAGACTTAGAAAAAATGGGAAAATTAGATGAGTTTGTTACGTTACTAAAGGGTAAGTCATTTATAAAATCAATTATGAATGACTTGCATGGCGAAGTGTTTGCAATTGGCGGTGTTGTGAGAGATTTAATATTGAATAAGACTAATAAAGATATCGATCTTATTGTTAGAAATGTTTCCGTTGACACTTTGATTGATAAGCTGAGAACATTTGGAAGAGTCGATCTTGTTGGT